ATAGCACCAATAATGCAGTACAAAGTATGAGTTCTGTTCAAGTTGCCCCACACACTGTTGCAGTAATTATAGTTTATACAGGGTAGTCTTTAAATGGCTACTTTTGAAGCACAAGTAGAAGGGCTTACTAGCTTATCTATTGATGGCAGTAGTGCTCCAACGCTAACAGAACTAACCCAGTTCTTAACTGATGGAGCCAAGGAAATACTAACCGCTATACCAGCGGGCAAGAAAATGATGTATTCTACATCTAGCGCCCTTGATAATAGCACGACATATTTAACACTTGGTGGATCTGAGGTATTGGGCGTTATGCGTGATGATGGAACCATTAATCAACCTTGCCGAAGGATATCTTCGTCAATGAGCGGCAGGGCACAAGATAGTGCAGATATGTCATATGGCACCACAACAGATCCTGTTTGGTGGGTGGTTAATAACATACTAAGCATATTTCCAGAACCGTCAAGCACGGGGGCAACCGTTCAAACTTTAGCATATCCAGCTGTAGCATATGGTGATAGTGCTATAACAAAATTTCCAGATGAGGCCGAGTATCTAGTACCAATATATGCTTCAATTAAGGCTATTCAGAACGCATTAGGTGCTAAGGCTGGGAATTCTGATATCACCACAGCATTAGGCGCATTAAAGCAATCTATTACTAATGCAGGGACTGAAATAGGATTGGCGAAAACAGAAGCCGCTGAAATAGCTGCTTATACAGATACTGCTAGTGGTAGCAACCTTGAAACGGCTGCTGATGGAATTGCTACGGCTGTATCTAAGTTTCAAGCAGACAATTCTGACCCAGCTTTATTTGGCGATGAAACACAATATAAAACAGGTGATGGCTTAACAAGGGTTAATACTGCATTAGATGTTGCGATTAGTTATATAAATGGTGATTATCCAAATGCGGCTTATGATTTAGCCGCCAATCTAGCTGATATTGACTCAGACCTTACAAGCGAGGATATAGAGTTAGCCAGCGGTAGAATTAAACAAGCGCAAACAACCCTTAGTGCTGTTCAGACAGAAATTAACATAGCTCAAGCCCATATAGCAGATTGGAATGCTGCTGTCAATGCACTACAGTCTGAAATAAGTGGGTTCTCAAGCGAGGTTTCTTCAAGAGCTGCACTAGTTGGTGCAAAGGTTCAAGCGGTGCAATCTTATGCTGGTACTGCGAATGCATACCTATCTCAAGCCTCTGGTAATGCGGCTGAAATTCAGTCAAGACTGTCTGTGTTAACAACAGAATACACTTGGCTAGAAAAACAACAAGCAAAATTACAAGCTGATTATGACAAAGGCTTGCAGATTGTGATGTCATCGTAATGCCGTTTACAACAACAACACTAACAACTGAAACAGCGTTTACTGAGGTTTCCTTAACCGCAAGCACATCCTTTTCCGAGGTTGGACTTACGGCGTCTACCGACTTTGATTTAGCGGGAAATAAATGGGAGGAGTCAGCGGAATTAACGGCAGGTAGTTGGGATGCTATGCTTCAGTTTAATTGGGAAGATTTAGAATAAAATGGCTGTAAGAAGATTAACCGTAAAAAACATTATTAGCAGGGTAAGACAAACATTCCCCGAAGCTCCTGAAACTTATTTATATAATTTAATAAATGACGCATTGTTAGAAGCTGGGTTATATAGAACCAAGGTAGAATATGCAAAAGCAACAACAGTCAAAGATCAGATGTGGTATGATATATCAGATACTGGCTCTTCGGTGGATATTAACAAAGTATTCAGAGTTGATTTTATGGATTCTGCTGGGGATTATATTAAAATTCCAAGAATGCTCGATGGTGAAATACTAAAAATGGATATAACATAATGGCAAGTAATCATAAACATCCAGAAAATGATGTTGCTTGGTTTATCGTAGGGGATAAGCTTGCGATTATCACAACGGAGGGAACAGATTCTACAAGCGTTCACTCAAAGTCTGGCGATTGGAAAGCAATCGATGAGGCGGTGACTGACGGAGTATTAATTCATTATTACGCAGAGCCTAACACAGTTGACGAGCTTTCAGATTATCCAGACATCGATAACGCAATGCACGCAAATATTGTGGACTATGTTAAATCAAAGCTTTACATAGACAGAGCAGGCTCTTCAGCGGATCCAAATGCATCGGGAACTGCAATGAATTTATCAATGCTACATGAGAAACAATGGAAAGATGCCTTAGTTAAATTTGGAACAAGGCGTAGAGATAAGATAGGTGGATTGAGAGCAGTAAGGACATTCGATTTAAGATAATATGGCTACATTAACTGGAAAAACAATAGCGAGCACCTACAAGGACCTTCTCCAGGTATCAAACTCAAATAGTGGAGTCGATTCTACATTACGAGTTATATCTGACGGAGAGGCAACAAATACCGTCTTATATTTGAGCAGTGTTGCCGCTCAAATGACCTCAAACGCTAAGTTATATTTCAGAGATACTGGTTTATATATAGCATCAAATGCTGATGGTGACTTAGATATTGTATCAGATGGAACTGCAATAGACTCTATTAATATAGAATCAGCAGGCGGGATTACATTAGACGCAGGTACGGCTGGGAGCGGAGTAGCATATGAGGATGATGGAGATGAGATGCTCCGTATTCATAATTCCTCTAGCGATGTTATTTTCCAAATAAAGAATGATTCAAAAGATTTAGTAATACAGCAATATGATGGATATGAAGTTGTAAGATTCTCAGATACTCGTGGTAGAATGTATTTTTACGATGAGGGTGGAGAATACATCCAATCAGACGGTACAGACTTAACGCTTGCTAGTGGGGCAGATATTGACCTTACGGCAACTAGCGATGTTAATATTCCTGCTGATGTAGGGTTGACATTTGGTCATGCTTCAAATCAAAAGATTGAGGGAGATGGAACAGATCTTGCAATAGACGCAACAGGAAATATTAATATTACCTCTACTGTCAACGAAGCAGCTTCCATATATCTTCGTGCTAATGCAGGTACGTCAGAAACAGTAAAGATACATTCAGATCAAGGCACTTCAGTCACTGAGGGAGCTGAGTCTGTAACCATTCTTTCAGATGCAGGTGGTGTAGGGATACGTTCTACTGCAAACCTTGCCAACGCTGTAAACATTACAGCTGACGGTGGGACCACTTCATCAATACAAATATTTAACGACCAAGGAACCAGTGTAACAGAAGGATCCTCCTCAGTTGAGGTTCTGTCTGACGCTGGTGGTGTAGAATTAAAATCAACCGCCAATCTTGCTAAATCAATTAAGCTAATTGCAGATGGTGGAACAAGCGAAACAATTTATATACAATCTGACCAGGGGACTGGAGCAGCTTCAATAGAATTATTGTCTGATGCTGGTGGTATAACCATATCAGCAGGAAATACTTCCCATGGAGTAAAACTAGGAACGGTAAGTGGTGCGCCTGTTACAATCGGGCATACTACATCAGAGACTACCGTTGCTGACAATTTAAGTGTCACTGGGAATGCGGCTGTAACAGGAACAGTCACAGTTGGGAGTGATGGAAGTGGAACAGATGTAATTTTTTATTCAGGGACTTCAGGGGACAACCTTACTTGGGATGCCTCAGCAGAAGTTTTAAATATCACAGGAACAAATGGTCAAACCTCATTAGATGTATTAGATGGTGATATAAGAGTCGTAGATAAGCTATACTTCTACGATAGAGGTGGTGAATATATGTCAAGTGACGGGTCCACATTGACCGTTGCTGGGGCATTAACATTATCAGGTGCAGTCTCAATGGGCAGTACCTTAGCTGTTACAGGAGTTATTTCACCAACAACTCATATTGATATGCCAGATAGTGCCAATATTAAACTTGGTGCTGCTGACGATATGCAATTATATCACGATGGATCTAATTCATATATAACTAATTCTACAGGAGCATTAAAGATTGCAACAGAGTCATCTGGTATTGCAGTCACAATAGGGCACGGAACATCAGAAGTCACCGTTGCAGACAATCTTACTGTGACAGGCGACCTTACCGTGTCAGGTACAACTACGACTGTTTCTAGCAGTACATTGACAATCGGGGACAGTTTAATAAAACTTGCCCAAGGATACACTGGAAGTGCATACGACCAAGGTGTTGTATTTACCAGGGGAGATGGTTCAAATAGCAATACGCAGAATATGGCATTCATATGGGATGAGTCTGCTGATACGTTTGCAACTATTAAATCTGCGACAGAAGCAGGAACAACTTCAGGCAATGTTACTGTAACAGATCATGTTAATTTAAGAGTAGGTGCCCTTACATCAGATGATTCATCAACATTTACAGGCGGATTCGTAGTAGGGTCAGATGGCAGTGGAGCCGATGTAACATTTTACTCAGGTACCAGTGGCGATAACATGGCATGGGATTCATCTGAAGAATGTTTAACAATTACAGGTACCGATGGTCAACAAGCATTAAAGATAGCAGATGGAGATCTTGTTGTCGTAGATAAATTATATATTTATGACAATGACGGAGGAGAATATATATCTGGTAATGGAACTACAGCTACATTAACAGGTGCGTGGGCCTCTGCGAATATGACAATTACAGGTGGAGCAGTTAGTGGCATTACAGATTTGGCGGTAGCGGATGGTGGTACAGGTGCGAGCACATTAACAGATGGTGGAATACTATTAGGCAGTGGAACAAGCGCAGTTACGGCTATGTCGGTACTTGGCGATGGAGTGGTGGTTGTAGGCGATGGAAGTGGAGATCCGACCACTATAACGGCATTTACGGCTTCTGATGGCACATTAAAGCATGAGGTAGGTGGAATTGAAGCAGATATCTCTGCAATAGCCAAAGGAGGTATCGTTACAGGTACGGGCACTGGATCTATGGGAGTTAAAGCTGTAGGAACAAATGATTATCTTTTAACAGCTGATAGTTCAGTCGCAGGTGGTGTCAAATGGGCTGCAAATTCAGCTGCAACGAAAGGCTTTGCTGTCGCTATGGCAGTAGCATTATAGGAGAACAAAATGGCACAAGATTTTGAAGGTGCAGGAATAAGAGTATCAAACTCAGAAACCGTCTTAAGAACGGTGGACAGTGATGACGCTGTAGTGGGTATTCGTGTTGCCAACATAACAACAGCAGCTGTAACGGTTGACGTTTATGTTGAACATAACGATGGTGGCGGTGATGATGACTATTACCTAGTTAAAGATGCACCTGTTCCCGCTGGTGGTTCGTTAGAGCTTATCGATGGTGGTTCAAAAGTAATTCTTATGAGTGGGGATAGACTTTTAGCTGAATGCGGTACTGCAAACGGAATTGATGCTTGGATTTCAACTGTTGACGCAGTAAGTACATAGGAGATATAAATGGCATATATAGGGAATAGCCCCGTACAAGATGAGACAGTAACCTCTGCTCAAATTGTTGATGGAGCGATTGTAGATGCAGATGTAAATTCTTCAGCTGCTATTGCCTTCAGTAAGATGGCTAATCTTACAGCTAGTCGTCTACTAGTGTCTGATGGTAGTGGCGATGTATCTGTATCTAATGTAACCTCTGCCGAAGCTTTACTACTTGATGGTGGCACCTCTGCCACATCCACAACTCTAGCCGCAGCTGACAGGTTAATTGTTAATGACAATGGGACCATAGTTCAGGTTGCTCTCTCCGATTTTGAAACATTTTTTGAAGGTGCGATTGATACGCTATCTTCAGCTATGACCTTTAGTTCTACTGTTACTGTAGGCTCAGACGGATCAGGTCAAGACGTAATTTTTTATAGTGGCACTTCTGGAGATAATCTTACTTGGGATTCTTCGGAAGAAAAGCTAACAATAACAGGAACAAACGGACAAACAGCTTTAGACGTAGCAGACGGGAATTTAGTTGTTGCTGACAATATTGACCTTGAAGGTGATTTAGATGTAGACGGAACTACCAATTTAGATGCAGTAGATATAGACGGGGCATTAACACAAGATGGTGGAAATGTAGTATTTAATGAAGATAGTGGTGATTATGATTTTAGAGTAGAATCAAATGGTAATGCTAATATGTTATTTGTAGATGGTGGTAATGATAGGGTTGCGATTGGTCATAATTCGCCTGATGGAACTCTCCATGTTCATACTGCAACTGCTGGTTCTGTAACAGCTCCTTCTACGGCAGACGATTTAGTCATAGAAGGCTCAACAACTCCTGGCGTATCTATACTAATGCCTAACAATGGTGTAGGTAGATATGGATTTGGAGTAGTGGAAGATAATGACAGAGCTTATATGAGCTATAGTCACGATGCAGAAAAAATGTTTTTTGGAGTTGGTGGAGCTGACAGAATGACTATAACGGCAGGAAATGTCGGAATTGGATGTTCGCCATCAACTACTCTTCATGCAGTAAAAGACTCCGATGTAGATGATGCTTCTACTGGGTCAATAAGAGCAGGGAACGCAACTGATGTATCGGGTTATGTAAGTATTGGGTATGATGATTCGGCTGATGCAGGCTTTATACAGTCTATTGACGAAGGTGTAGCATATAAGCCACTTATATTAAATAAACTTGGTGGCAATGTCGGTATTGGTTGTACGCCTGCTAGTGGGTATCCTTTAGAGATTTTAGCAACAAGTGGAAATGCTAATCTAAGAGTTTCTGCTACTGGTTCAGGTCAGGGTGCAAGATTATTTTTAAGGTCACATAATACTGATAGTACCTATCTATCTTTCAATGATTCAGATGATGATACAGTTTTAGCTCAAATTCGTTCTTACGGAACTGCACATGGCACTACTGCTAAAAGGCAAGGATTGGCTTTAGAAACTGCTGGAACTGAGAGATTATTTATTGACTCAAGTGGTCAGGTAGGAATAGGAGGAGCGGCGGGAGCGGCGTATTTCCATGTTCATGGCGATATGGATAATACAGGTTCTTATGGAATAAGAGTTGAAGCGGCAGGTTCAGACGGTTCAAATATTGGATATATGATGGTATTTGTTGATGAGGATAATGCTGATGTTGGGTCTGTTACAACAAGCAGTAGTGGAAATAGTACAGCATTTAATACGAGTTCTGATTATAGACTCAAGGAAAATGAGGTTGCAATTTCAGATGGTATTACAAAATTGAATCAATTAAAGCCATATAAATTTAACTGGAAGAAAAGTCCAGATTATGTCGTGGATGGTTTTTTCGCTCACGAAGTTCAAGAAATAGTACCACAAGCTGTTGTAGGGGAAAAAGATGCAGTTGATAAAGATGGAGAGATAGAAAGACAAATGATTGACCATTCAAAGCTTGTTCCTTTGTTAGTAGCTGCGGTCAAAGAATTATCAGCTAAAGTAGAAGCATTGGAGAACGCATAATGGCATTAACTAAGATCAAAGGAGCTGGAGTAAATATATCAGCTACTGAGAAGCTGTACTTTGATGACGGCGGTAATACTTATATATATGAGTCTGCTGCTGATGTGTTAGATGTATATGTCGGCGGTGCCAATATGGTCAAGCTGACAGAATCTACCACTGATACTGTTACTGTCACTGGGGATCTAACTGTTGGTGTTGATGGCACAGGACACGATGTAAAATTCTTCGGCGATACAGGAAGTGCTTATATGTT